TGGTCGTTGCAAGCGATGTGGACAGTATGCAATTCCCTATGGGCCATACTATCCATACATATATCCAATATATCCGCCATACTATTATCCTATTTCAAATCCACCATATATGGGCAATGGTACTGTCACGATTACCAGTAGTAACAAAAAGGATTAACGTTGAGTGAGGGTAAGCAAGACCAAGCTATTCAAGAACTTCTGCGGCTTCCTGAAGAAGAGAGACTTGCGGCTGTAGAACTACTCATCAAGAAACGTTATCAAAAGGCCTACATTAAGTATTTTGAGCCATGGTCTGAGCAACTTGATGCCTTAAAGAAGTTTACCAAGGATATAAAAGTATTCGGACTTCTTGGTGGCAATCGTAGTGGAAAGACCATCCTTGGTTCATTCATTGCAGTTGCATGGTGTTTGGGCAAAGAGTACTTCAGAAATGAGCCGGTTTGGGAGATTATTAAGGATTTGCCCATTCCAGAGCCTCCAAACAACGTTTGGGTCGTTGGACTGGATTATGGCATCTTACGAGATGTTATTTGGTACGAAAAACTGAAGCACGGAAAGAACCACCCGCCGTTTCTGCCGGATGACCCGAATGTTATTCGCTCCTTTAGTGACCGTGACTTCCAAGTTTTCTTTCAGAATGGGTCCCTGCTTACTGGTAAGTCCGCGGATGCAGGCCGCGAAAAGTTTCAAAGCGCGAGTATCGACCTTGTTTGGATTGACGAAGAATGCGATATTTCAATTTTTGACGAGTGTTATCAACGAACTGCGGATTGCGCTGGAAAGATTCTTCTAACACTCACGCCTCTTATTGATATCAACTCTGGTGTTAAAGAACCGTGGGTTTACGATCTTTATTTGGATTACAGAGAAGGGCAGAAAGACCTGATGTTCTGCCAGCTTTCGACCATCAACAGTCCATTTATACCAGAGGAAGAGAAGCAAAAGCTTCTGGATAAGTGGAAGGGTGACCCAGAAGAAGGAGCTAGACTCTATGGTGAGTTTGTTCGACGGTCCGGTCTGGTATATCCTACTTGGAATCGGAGTGTACATGTTGTGGCTCCTTTTCCTGTACCTATACATTGGCAAAGAGTTGTTTCAATCGACCCCGCCGCGACAGGAGTTACTGCAGCAATCTGGCTTGCTGTGGACGATGATGGGAATCTCTGGGGCATTCGGGAATACTACGAAAGAGAACAAATAGTCAGTGAACACGCCAAAGGCATCAAAATACTATGTGCGGGAGAACCCGTTGACATCTGGCTCCTTGATCCAAAATGGGGCAGCCAACGCAACGCCGAAACCCACAAAACAGGCGCTCAACTCTGGCGAGAAGCAGGAATCCCCGTCCGTCTACCAAATGTTGGGGAAGACTACGGGCTTCATGTCTCGCGGGAGTACATCAACGCCACTACCGAGCCTTTCCCCCGCCACCCAAAGTTCCGTCTCTTCGATGGTTGCCCGAATTTTGAGTACGAAATAACACATTATACCTACGATACCTTTCAAAAGGGTATGCAAAAGGGCCAATCGAAGGACAAACCTCGCAAGTCTCACGACCACTTATTGAATGCTTTTCAATATTCTTGTACTCTACGATTGAAGGGAAAGCACAACAGACACACTGTTCGGCGTGAGATAACCGAGTTTGATGAAGTTTTCGATGAAGTTGTTAAGAAAAAGATAAACAATTCGAGTTACACCTAAGGAGAGTACAATGGTTAGTCAGATGGCAGCTTATGCAATTGGTGGTGGGTGTGGCGTCGTAGCTGGTGCATTTTGTCCTGCTATCGGGCGCAAAATTAAGAGTTTGTTCGTGAAAAAGACCCAAGCTGCAAAGGCGGCTGTGGGTGGGGCGGTTGCTAGTGCTGCGAGTTCAGTAGCGAGTGAAGCCAAGAAAATCTAATGAAGAAATTCTGGTTGAAAGTCCTGTTCGGGGGCTTGGGACTTGGATTACTCGGCGCTCTTGCCAACGAATTCACAATAATATTGAATAACGGACGAATGCCGGTTGTTGATACAGACTGTCCAGCGGGCATAGTTCTTAACCCGACTCATATTTGCGCCACTGCTCATGACGCATTTCCGTGGCTGATTGACCGAATCTCGTATGGCACGATAATCATGAGTCTGGGCGATGTTGCAATACTGGTAGGATTTACCGTATTTGCTTTTGGGACACTATTTCTTACTTACGAAGTGATAAAGAGCCACCTCTAATGGGTCCTATAAATCAATCAGAACGAGTGGTAGCTTACTTTGTTCGGCATGGAAGTACAATACTTAATTCTGAAAATAAGTTTCGTGGTTGGATGGATGTTCCACTTGACACAAATGGCAAAGAACAGGCCCAGAAGGTTGCTGAATTCTTTCAGAAGATTGCTCTTGGTGATGCTTTTACTAGCAGTCTCGAAAGAGCAGTACAGACCGCTCAGATTACTTTGGAACCGAAAGGGCTGTATGCTACGCCGTCGGATGAATTACGGCCTATAAACGTTGGGGAACTTGAAGGAAAGCTCAAGTCTGAGCACCGAAAGCTCGTCAACTACTTCCAAAAGCACCTAAATGAGAAATTTCCGGGTGGGGAATCTTTGAATGGCTTCCGGTCTAGAGTTCGTAGACCCATTCTAGGTGGTATCAAGAATGGTGTTGAAAGCCCACTTCCGAGTATAATCTTTGCTCACAGCAGTATTATTCACGAAGTTGGTAATTTAGTGCACCAAGACCACAATAAAGTGTTAGTAAAACCGGGAGGGATTGTCGCGGTTTCGTTTGATGGTAAGGCTTTCCGGGCATCCGCAATCTTCAAACCAAAAAGGAACGGTGAAGATTATGTCGCGTAATAATGAAGAAACTCTTTGTGATGGTCAGCATCGCTATTTTGCACTAGAAATGATAGTCGAGGCCGACCAATCAATTAAGATTCCACTAGTTTGTACCCAGTGCGGGGATTTAAAAGTCCACGAACTTCCATCAAAAGTTCATAAATCGTAAACACTTGGAGGGTGTTCATGAGTGTAGTACCGAGTCGGTTGCCCAACGACGCGAAGCACAAAATTGGTGTCCTTGTAGGCCTCGCGTGTAGTGGCCGATTAATTACCCCAGAATTAGTTGTATCAATGGCAATGCAACCCAATCCCACACACTTTTCTGCGGGATACCTAGTAGTGAAGGGGTTGCCCGTAGACCAAGCTCGATGCGTGTTGGCTGAAAAGGCTCTGGAAGTCGGCGCAAAGTACTTATGGTTCGTTGACGACGACACTATTCCCCCACCCAACACGCTCCAACGCCTAGTGACTGTGTTAGAGAACTACCCTGAAATCAAGGCAATTGGCGGTGTCTATGTCACTAAAGCCGAAGTTCCTCAGCCCGTTCTCTTTCGGGGAATTGGTTTGGGGTCATTCTGGAACTGGAAAAAGGGGGATATATTTGAAGTAACGGGTATTGGCGCAGGGTGCCTGCTCATTTCCACAGATGTTTTCAAAGATATTCCTAAACCGTGGTTTGAGTTCCAAAACAACCCTTCAAATATCCCTGAAATACCCGGTTCTCAAGTAAGTGAAGACATCAGTTTTTGTAATAAAGTTCGTGCAGCAGGGTATTTAATCTACGCTCATGGTGGAGTTCTTTGTGACCACTTTGATTGTGAAACGGGGAAGACTTATCAATTACACCCCGACTCATATCCACTCCGAACTGAAACTAAATCTCTTGCGGACCCACAACTTCCGCTAGAACCTCAAAAATAAAAGGAAAAATCTATGGCTCTTGTTGCTGCTCCAAGTCTTAATCTTTCGTATGTTGGTGTAGGCCCAAGTGGAATTGGTCAAACTGTTGCTGACCTTACTGCTGGCCCGAAGTCCAAAACTCTTTATGCATACGGTGTTGCTACTAATGGCAATACTACCACTGCTGCGAACGCCGCGCCTGTCGGCTATATTGACGGCGTGCAGTCTCTCGGCAAGACTGTTGTTCTACAGTTTCAGTCCGTTGATGCACCCGTTACCTACCAAGGTACCGCGAATACCGCTTTTTACCACAGCACTCAAGCCGATTCTCAGTTGGCTGTGGGGCAGTCGATTACTACGGCTGGCTTCACTAATTCCGGGAATAATGCGACAAATACTATCACCTTTATTCTCGCGGATAGAATTGGTGTCACGAATGC